CGCTGGGAACTCCTCCTCTCTCCAGGAAGCGGGGTCGGGGCCGAGTTGCCCCATCGCCCGTCCTTACGAAGGCTGGCTAACCAAGCCACCTCCAAGCCCACTTTGTACGGATCGAGTGAGCGTCGACGTACTCGCCCGGTTTCAAACCTTGTTCGATTACTCGAATTTGGTTTTCATAACCGGCAGTCTCGCCTGAGGCACCAGAGGTCAGCTCTCTTCTCAAGAGCTCGGACCATCCTGCTTCACGTCTGATAATTCTAGACGCAGAGACCTGGGGTACCCGATATTCCCATCTTTGAAGCTCTGATTTCCAGCGCTTCTGGAAGAAAATATCGTTCATGGCGCTCGTGCCTACTAATAACGTCCCTGGTAAGGGGACAGAGGAACGAGGAAATGGGAGCCCACGCTCATTTTCAATTAAGAAAATGATGTTATGGACACTCTCATAACCAAACTTCTCGATTAGATTCATCGCGAAGTCAGCGTCAGTGACAAGACTGGCATGACCTGAACCGATGAACTTTCGGAGCCGGACGGGAGTGACTTCTGTTCCTTTAAAGAAGTCACCACCGCACGATTCTCGAAAGGGGCCATCGATATAGCTCTTGGACCTATTTACCAATAGGTTTTGGGATTCAAGAGCCCTTATTACCGTAGCGGCATATTTGCTGTCCACGATAATATCGTCGCCGTACACATAAACTACGGGATAGCGAACCCCGTGGTCTATGCTAATGGCTGCTGAAGCCAAAGCCCAAAAAGTAAGGGCTTCAACTGGGAAGCAACAAGCGCTGCCCATAGGGGCAAACTTGTTAAGCTTCACGATCTGGCCTGAAGGTAACTCGGTCTCTTCTGACCGACAAGCTTCGAGTGCTATAACCCAATTGTTCGGAAATAAAGCCCGAACAAGAGCTAATGACACTCGATCGCTCGCTTCAGATAAATCTAACGTTGCAAGCTCGTTATTTATACTCGACGAGCAGGCTAACGCCCGATTTATAGTCTGATCGGTGAAATTAATCATCGATCTCGTCAGTTCGTGTGATTCAAGGGTCTCGAAAAGTAGTCTCATTAAGCCCTGCTGAATGTACATTAATTCGGCAGGTTCACATGAGATTACTCGGGGGCCCCTTGCATCCTTGGGTACGAGACAAACTCGCGCCCTCGGATGGACATCTGAATTTGCCATTTCCATTTTCTCAAGCTCATCAACAAGGTGAGTCGGAGAATAAAAGAAATGGTCCGAGTATGGGAACACTTGGTCCAGCTTTTCGAAATATCTAAAGCTGTGCCATTTGTCCCAATTCGGAGTGTGGCACGCGGTAGCACCGCTGCCATGGCGTGGGCGAATTGCAAAAGGGTTAGTATTACATAACACTCTAGCAATTTGCCTTTTCGCTTCCACGATATATTTATCTGTGGTTGCGATTGCCGTAGGTAGCGCTTTATCTGTATTAACAAAAGCAGATAAAAAGCTATCCACCAATTCAGCATCGTAGTCAATCTCCAGTTTGTAGAACATCAACGTCAATTGACGAAGACAATCTACAGCAGCAGGTTCGCCTAACAAACAACGTTTGAGGCAACCGGATAAAAATACCGGCACCTCAAAGGAGGTTGATAAATCCACATAACGTGTGACGAATTTGCAACCTGGGGCTAAGCCCCATTCGCTAAATCCACCACCTTCGATGGCCAAGTAAGCCAAGGTCACCGAAGGGATCTCGATTGTCGTTGTGGTAAAACCACTCGGACAAACCCACACTTTATCAGCATGGTACCTATCCAATGCCTTCCCGAGGGTCGGCAGCGTATTTGTTAAGAAAGGCAAACCTTCAGAGCGAAATCTCCGTTTGAATTCTGTAATATCTTCAAAGGAGACAAGCCCGTTATAGCGGTGGTTAGCCGCAAGGTTTACCCATATTAATGAGTAAAGGCTCTTCCGAACACCCATATTGGATGATCTCCATGAAGCCTCCCTAAAACAGCTCCCCAGGTCCACGAACCGTAGCCTCCGTCTTAACGGAAGAAAGCTACCCGCCAGCACACTGATACTTCTTCAGTGTCTAGTGCTAAACTTCTTGGTTTAGCAACTTAGTGACATTACCATTTGAGCCGCCCTCGATCAGAAAATCGACGAGACGGTTCACGTTCTCAGTTACGAGAGCGTTGGTAATGGCAGCGTGCGGTGGACGAACGATAACCATATAAACGGATACCGTTCCAGGCAAAAGGTTCGCATCGAGTACAGTTTCATCGATGCGGACCAAATGCCTGAGTTCTCCTTGTTTGCCAGTCTGGTGACTGACACTCAAAGCTCTTTCAGCCGGCAAAGTAAGGCCGGCGACCGAGTACTTTGACGAACCCAGATCAGCAGCACGAAGATCAAACACTGAAAGGTTTGTATCAACGTCTGTTGCTGAGTCCTTCGACAAGGATAGTGATGTTCCTAGAGACATAGTGGCTCCATCCCCGATAACGGGGTTCAGCGCAAAAAGTAGCGCAGGGTTTAATGGGGTCCAACCGCGAATTTAGGCGGCTAGATAAGGTTAGACAAATTAACGTGTCAAACCTAAACTGACCAGCAACAATAGCTGGCCGGGTTTGGGCATCCGGAGGTCGATTGCGTCGAGAGCGCTAGGCTCTCCCATGAAGGGCACTCTATTAAAGAGTGTCTCCATATAGGAACCTCCCGGATAATAGATTGTTCCAAGGTTCGGTACATTACCTGTATCCTTAACTTGGACATCTATTTTGGTCGTTTCTTTGTATTGTAGAGCTGAGTCCACAATATCAATCGGCAACTCAAGCGTATCATGTTTGAGAAGTTCCAATCCCGTTCCGACGTTGAGAAACCAATCAACAACGAACGAGAAAGGAATACTCTCCCATATTATACGCGGGTTGAGCTCAAACCCCCAAGCATCAAGGTGACCCAAGATGCCTTGAGCTAGAGCATTAAGCTTTGGAATAGGCTTAATGCGATAGCGGAGGTGGTAAGACACTTTACCGGTAATTGATCCGCTGTAGAAAGTTGTATATCCTACAGCGGGACTATCGGTGAGTGTCCCACTCTTGCTTCCTGCTACGGTCCCGACAGTGGTAGACTTGTGGACAATTTTACCCACATTGTCGTTCCACTCCTTGACCTTCTTAGCGTAGCTAGACATACTATTCAACATCGCCAGCAGGTCGCCATAAGTTGGCTTCCAGCCGAACGAGTAGTTGAGGTGTGCACCAGCTACGTTAGGAACAAATCCTCTCTTTGGGTTCCAGAAAT